ATATTCCTCACGTTCCATCTCAGAGATTGGAATGGGATACGCATTGATGATTCCATAACCTGGGTGGACATCGTTGAAGAGGAAAAAGTCTCCGTATTTGCAGATGTTCCTCGTCCACATCGGAAGGTTAAACTCGATGTTCAAAGTGTCAGAGAATAGAGTATCAAGAAGCTCCTTGACTCTTCGGTTCTCGGAATGAACGTGTAGAACCTGCCCTTTCTCGTCCTGTGAAGCAGTCTCCTCTGCGTAGATGTCAAGAGCTGACGCAATTTCAGGAGTGGCCTCCATCTCAGAGAAATCTGAGTATCTTGACATGCGGTCGAACGCACCGTACGCAGCCACCGTGCTGGAGTAGATGTCAGATTGATTCTTCCTGAACATCTCATAGGCGGACGACGCGGTTGGCTCGGAATAGTTCTTCACCTTCCTACGAATAACCGGACCAGCCCTAAAGAGTTGGGTCAGGCGCTGGAATATGTCTCTGTTTGTTTTTTCTGCCATCTTGGTCTCAATTCTATCCGAGTTTTGATAAACTTAAATCAGTCCTTGATTAACCACCCAAATTGAGCGTACGGATTTGTCGATCCTGCTGCTTTTCCGGGAGCCCCATCGAGCATTATTGGTGACATGACGTTCCTTGGGTGCGGAACAAAGGGCTCTTGATCGTGGTCTCTTTTGTTAACAGCAAAAGCTGCAATCATAGCGCGAGTCATCTCCTGACTCTGTTTTGAGTAGTCGATGTTGGTGTCGTAGAGCCAGATGCCGATCGCTAATGCCATCACGAGATCGTCGTTGTATCCTTTCATTGCTTTTGCAGTCTGACCGATCCAGGTGAAAGTCTTCAGCTCTTCTGACATTCTGGTGGACCTGATCCTGATCTGCTTATTTCTGATGACTTCTTCAAGTTTTGTAAGTATCTTGGTCCTGTTTGAAGGACCCGTTGTGAAACCAATGTTCGCGATGTCATCTGATCCTGCGCTCGCCCCCATGTACATGTACTTCTTGTCCTTGTAGTACAAGTTCGGGTATCCAAGCTCCTTTAGCTTCATACAGACGGCGTAACCGTAGCTGTTGTTTTCAGGGCAGACGAGTGCCTTTCCGTATCTTAGACCTACTTCGCTAAGAACTACCGCGAACTGGTCAGGCGGAACTTTGCCCTTAAACTCGCAGACTTGCTCTCCTGCCGTGGTGTCGATCACGTGAAAGCTTGAATAGTCTGCCCCGTCTCCCCTAGCCACGTCAGCAGCCACGATGTACTTGTGATCTGGAAGAAAGTAACGCCATACCCAGACGCCCATATCAGGACCCCATCTCTCGATAGGCATCTGGGTATGTGATATGATGTATTCAAGATCATTCGCGCCCAGGAACGTATCACCTGATGCAGCAAAGTCGCACAGGAGCTCCTGCGCGACCTGCTTTCTCGTCATATTCTTCGATTCATTGTCGAACCAGACTCGGTCACGCTCCGGGTGAACGTCCCATGGAAGCTTGATCGCGTTGAACTCGTTGAGACCAGCGTCTCCCTCGACATAGAGCTTATGGTATTGACCACCGACACCGTTGGGTGTGGAAAGAACGATCGCTCGACCACCCGTTGACAGGGTGGGATACAGACCAGTCCAAAGCTCGTCAAAGTTTCCAATGAACGCAGCCTCGTCGACGATTAGAAGAGTTAGAGCCTCTGATCGACCTGCGTCGTCCGATGTTGGAATCGCTTTGATGGAAGATCCGTTGCTGAACTCAACGAACTGTTTGGTGTCAGACTTCATAGACGGCATGATGAGCCATGTCGGAAGATTCTGTAGCATGACCTTCACCTTCTTGATGAAGTTCTGCGCGACGGCCAGCTTCGTTGCAATGATTAGAATTGCTTTATCTTTGTAGAACAGGGCTAACCAAAGCGCGTAAGCAGCAGCAAGAGTTGAGATACCGAGCTGACGAGACTTCAGGATAACGTTGAACCTGTGCTCTTCGAACTTACCTAAGCACTCGTTCTGAAACTTGTAGGTGTTGAAACCCACGAGACCCCTGGTGGGATGCTGGATCTTCACGTACTTGTTTATAAAGTGCGATGAATTCTTCCCGCACGCGATGATCTCTGCTACCTGCTTGTCTTTTGAGAGTACAGCCACGTCACATCACCTGTAATGTGACCTGTCTCCTGTAATAAGCGACGCGCCGCGGCGAAAGATTCGTCGCTGCAATCACTTCGAGAGAATCAGTATTCGACAATTCCTTGAGCTTTAAAGCTCTTCCAGCTGCTTCCTTGAACTTTGTCCTAGTGTCAGCAACACACTTCGTGATGATTTCGATAGATTCATGCTTGATTCTATCAACTTGACTCCTCAGAGCTTGATCAGCAGCAAAGTGAACGACGGTCATAAACTTGAAAGTTATGGTATCTCCGTTGGAGGAGCAGGTAACAGAGTTAGGCATGGAAGAGACCCCCCATCCCTTATAGGTTATCTGCCCCAGCACGTCGAATTCTTTTGAAGATAGATTCATATTCTAATATCTCTCCCAATCTAAATATGCATTCTCGAGTGAGGCGATGAGAGTCTCTTAGATATGATCTCATTAAGCTTGTCACGATCAGGACGCCAGCCTTCCATCCACCTTTTCCTGTTTACGTCAGCTATCTCGTTCTCACAATCAAAACAGCATCCCGTTCTGGAGATGGAGATGGAATCAAGCTCGTCGATAACGACGCATTCACATAAAGGGCAAGCTATTGGAGACGAATTCTCTTTGGTGTCGCCCCTTCGAACTATTCTATATCCGCTTTTCTCTTGAACAAAGCTTTTCATCAGTATCTCACGCTCGCGTCGACACCATCATGCGAGATCTCGATTACGTTATCGACAATGTCCTTAATGCTATCGACGTGCGAGATCACTAGCATATTCTTGAAATTACGCTTGAGTGATGTAAGAAGTCGAGCGCAAGCTTCGAGATTTGTGTCATCCAGGGCACCGAACCCCTCGTCGATGATGAACAGATCGGGCTTGGGAATTGCAGAGACCTCGATCAGCGCAGCCCTGATGGCAAGTGAAGAGATCATCTTCTCCATACCGGAGGAGAGCTCGATCGGACGTCTAGAATCGCCGTAATCAATGAAAATCTCAAGGTCTCCGTCTTCTTCGTTCGCGATGAGATCGACGCTGAAATTGACTACGCCAGTCAGGACCTTCGCGATCTCGTTGTTGATTCTGGGGAGCTGGGACGCGATGATCTGCAGCGGAATGCCGTCCTTTCCGGTAGCGGCGAGGATAGTCTCAAAAACCCTCCAGTCGGCCTGGAGTTTCTCGATCCGAGCGATGTCCTGCTTAAGCCTTACGATCTCAGCGCCGATCGCACCGATACACTGGTTGTCCTTCAGGATCTTCTTGGAAATCTCCTGTGACTTTCGCTCCTGCTCTTCAACCTCGAGTTGCATCTTCTTTACTTCTTCGAGAGCAGAGACAGAGATGGCGGTTCGAATCTCCTGTAACAATTTGTTCACTCTCTGCGATTCTTTCTCGAGGGACTCTCCGAGAGATTCCAGGCTCTTCGAGCGACTCTCGTGGGCTGCAAAAGAAGTGCGGGCCGCGGGCAGCTTCGACTCGATCGAGCTAAGCTTCTCATATCGTGCCTTCATCTCAGCAAGGTTACCTGCATCGAAGCTCTGCTTAAATTCATCGATAAGTGCGATAACCTCGTCCAAGGACGTGCGATGCTTCGGGATCAGAAGGCGATCAGCGTGAGAGTCCTTGATGTACTTACACGTTGGGAACTTGTCACCGCAAGGAACATCAGAGAGCTTGGTGACAGACCGCTCCAAACGTTGAAGAGTCTCAGTCTCGTGCTTGAGCTTCGCTTGTGTGTCGTTTATCTTGGTCGAGATCCTTTCTGCACGCTCTATTTCGGACCTGAGAACGCTGGTGTCAACCGTTGCAAGGACGCTCTCCGTCTTCTCAATCTTCACCTTGAGGTCATCACGCTCAGCGATCGCTCGCTGCAGCTCATCGTAATTCTTCTTGATCTTCTGGTTAATCTCTGTGATCTCATTCTCGTAGTGCTTGATATCGTCAAGAGTATGTGACGAGCCTGGTGACTCACGTTCGAGAATCGTGCGAAGCTTCTTAGCGTGAGAGTCGATAGATCCCCTCTCGCGCTCAAGGAGAGCTATATCATCGTGAAGGGCGGCCTCCTCAGCTTCCTTCGACTCGATGGCTGCTCGAAGGTCAAGAGCTGGGGTTCTACGAAGCTCAGACTTAATCGAACTCGAGCTTTCCTTTGCCAGAGTGTTCAGCGAATCGAACACCTGCAGGTTCAGGAACTTGGACAGGATGTTCTTTCTTGCGGTCGCGCGCTCCTTCAGGAAGGCGTTCATCTCGCCCTGCGCCGCGAAGGACGTCAGTAGGAAGTCATCAGATGTACCGATGAGCGAACGAAGCGCTTTGTCGGAGTCCTTTCGCTGCTCTCCTGAGATATCCTCGACCGGATTTCCCTCATTGTCCAGCCTGAAGAGATTCAAGTGCGTTATCGCGTGGGTTAATCCTGACTTTGTCTGGTGCTTAACCGACTGGCGTTCAGATAGGTACGTATCGTTACCCGCCTGAAATTCCACAGAAGCCTTGCAGTAATCCTTTCGAGTGTTGACGATATGAAGGTTCTTGATGGGGCCTCTGTCCGTTGTGTTGAACAGCGAGTACATGATGGTACCTGGGATCGAAGACTTGCCCTGCGCGTTTCGACCGAAGATGCCAGTGATACCGCTGAGGTTCTCAAAGTCAATCTCGTTGTCCTTGCCGTACGAGTAGGTGTTGTCCCAGCGAAGCTTCTTGATCGACCACTTCGCACTCCCAAGACGTTCTTCCTCGGGAAGAGAGTCGATAAGCTTCGACACGGCGGTATCGAGCTTGGTTAAGGATTCTCCCTCGAGACCCTTTGACTCAGCGAAGCTCTTGAAGAGTGACTTTATGGTGGCTGGATCACGCAGGTTCTCACGAGAGAGCGTTGTCGAACCAGCTCGCATCTCTTCTCTTGTCTGCTCACCCACAAACTTCCAAACAACCTCGGACGCCGACTTCTTCTTCTTGAGCTCCCCAGCAAGTTGACGTGACTCGGAGATTGCGATGTTCTCATCGTTTAGGATCCGGAATCGAGAACCCATCGGAAGCTTATCACACTCTTCCATCGTCGCCGAAACGTCCCCTCGCCACTCGATCGTGTGGAACGGACGGGGGTTCTTGAGCTTAACAAAATTGACACGGTACTCATCACGGCTCTTGATCTGCCAGAAGAGGAACCCCTTCTCGGTCTCCTCGCCATAGTTCTGCTGGACAGTCGAACCTGGATAGGCGATTCGGGTGCCTCCGTCCAGGAACTGTCGGCGGTGAATATCGCCGAGAAGCGAGAAGTCGTACGGTCTGAACATGTCAACCGTCACCTCTCCCTCGATGGGTATTCCAGTATCGAGCAGCGATCCGCCAACGGCTCCGTGGTAGAGTGCAATGTTGATCAAGCGTGGGTCTTCGCTTGGGCTGCACTTGCTCCAATTCTCCTCATCGAAGCAGGAGAAGTTGGCGAAGTTGATTCCGTCAAGCTCGTAGTTGCCAGAGTCCTTGAGAAAGTGAATGTTGCGGTGGTTAAGTGCAGCAACAATCGGAGAGATCGCATCGAGACGTGACTTATTGTGGATAAGTCCGTCATGATTTCCGAGGATAACAACAGTCGGCCAGTTGGCCAGCTTTTGAAACCACCAGCGGAGTCGATCAATAACCTCAGGCGTGATTCCCTGTGTCTTTGAATGAACGATGTCGCCTCCCACGACGATCATATTCGGTTGAAGCTCGTCCATCTTCTTGAAGAAGTCTTCAAAAACTTCGGTGTACTCGTCATGACGCTGCAGGCCACGCCAGTGGATGTCTGCGATATGTGCGATCTTGATCAAAGGATGCTCCCGCTTCTCATGATTCTTGAGAGGTTAATAATACCCTGAAACTTGTCCCAGTTTCGAGCTTTTGACTTTGCTTCCAGAAATTCCTGCTTGCTCATCTCGCCAACATCTTTCCTTCCGCCAAGATCAAGCATCTTAACGGAAACGTCAAATTCAGAAAGAGCTTTTGCCCACTTGTGCTGCTTCTCCGGCATGTCACTGTCAAGCGCGAGGGTGATGGGTGTTCTGTTTCTTGCGATGGCTTGAAAAAGAGCCGATTTTCTTGACATGTTCGATCCAAGGATCGCAGTTGCGTTACTGTCACATTTGGTGAGATCGAATGGACCTTCAACCAAGGTGAGCTCCTGACGCCAGTCAATGTTGAGCTCATTGAAGATAAACTCGCCACGAGGAACCGGCGGATTCACGTACTTTCCGATCGACTTTTCATCGATTGACCGAGCTGTCCAGTAGTTGAGCTTACCCTCAGAATCGAAAGACGGCATGATGATCCTTCTGGACAACCGACCGCGCCGAACGAAACCAAGCCTGAAGTACCACATCTCACGAATCCCTAGCCCACGATCTCGAACGTATTCGATACAGCCTCGAGTATCTGGATCTTTCGATTCAAGCGATTCAGCGAGAAGCTTGAACCCAATTGGCAGCTCAACTTTCGGTGCTTCGATGACTTCGTCCACAAACCGGCGTTGGTGTGAACCAGTGACCCCCTCCCACCTCGATGCCACCTCGGGTGATATTCTCCTCAGTATCTTGGCGATCGAGGCTCCGCGGGCATCGCAGACCCAGCAGTGATACTGCCCAGTGTCGATACGAACAGCAAGCTTCTGCTTCTTCGAATCTTTGCACTCAGGGCACCTGAACGCTACGTTGATCCCTTTTCGGTCAACGAGTCCCACCCCCAGAGCCCGGCTTAGGATTTCGATTCTCTCTTTGGCGTCTATCACAGCCAATAGTAAACCAACTACCGTGGTTTTAACAAGTACGCCGCGCGTGCCATCACATAAGCGTCAGCAGCGTCGTTCACGCCGTTGTCGTAGATAACCTGACCCTTCTTCTTTCCGACCTTGACAGTACGCCTCGGCAGCTGAGTCCCCGTAACGACCTCGACCCACTCCATGATCTGGTCCTTCGTGTCCCGGTTCTTATTGATCTTGATCCCCAAGCCGTTTCTCGCGACCGAGGAGTTGAAGAAAATCGGCTCAAATCCGAAAACAACGAAAGACTGCCACGAGACCATCCCATTAAATCGACCTAGCGTCAGAAGGGTAGAGGCTGAGCTTAATCCTCGACGAAATCCTTGAAGAGGCTCTTCTATCGAGACCTTCTTTATGTCAGGATACTTCATCCGAAGGTCGAGGAGCCCACGATTCACAGCATCAGCTTTGTTGAACAAGCCCTCGAGCCTGTCGAGCCGGAAGCTCCCCATCTCGATGAGATTCCCACGATCATCAATGATCGACCAGCCGGTTGAGCTGGTCGAGACGTCAAGTCCCAGGATCATTACCAGTCCATCTTGATTCGGAAAAGGTAACGATCCTCGCTTCTCTTAACGATAGGTTGGGCCAAAGAAACTCTGGCAACCACATTGAGGTTATCGTCGTGCAGGTTGATGCCGGTGATGATGACAGGACCCACCGACCTTTCATCCGGATCATCACTTGCCGTGAGCGGCATGAACGTTGGATTCGAGCTCGAGTTGATCTGACCAGCCGGACATGGCACGGCGATCTCCATGACGTGAACCTGCCGTTCTCCTCTCATCGAGATCTCGAATTGATCCTTTCCGAAGAGGTGTATGAGCGGAGACTTGATGATTGAGAGACCCTCATCGTACAGAACAGTTCCGACCCCAGCCCATGTCGCGTGCGGTGTGAGAGCATCGGCTCTATAGATTCCACCGATTCCATTGTCGCGAAGAGTCATCTTGACCTTGCCTTCGGATCCAGTCATCGATGTGTCAATGAGTTCCAGACTCGTAGGATGTATTCTCCCGCCATAGAACAGGTTGCTCGTGTCAAAGAAAACAACAGAATTCGATGAGTTGTCCCTCTGTCTCTGGTAGATCGAGAGAACGCTTCCTCCCTCACTGCCACTTTGCAAGTTATCAGGACCCGCACCCTCGAGCTCCTGTGAGATGTTGGACGGTATTCCCGCATCTGACGCGATGAGACCGGGATAAAGGGCGGACGCCGGGAGCAAATTGTTCAGGTTGACAAGGGAAAGATTGAGGTTATTGAAATCGTTAACGTACTTTGAAAGCGTTGACGTCTCAGGAGGGTGGGGCTCCGTTCCATTCGGGGCGAGTATCGTGTAGTCGGGTCGAGTGAGACCGTTGTCACACGGAAGCACGGTCAGATTTCTCTTAACAAAGCTTCCCGTCGCGTAGAGAAGGGTATTCGCTTCCTCGAAATCGGTAACCGTCCATGTTATCTCTGAACCCGTTAAATTCAGAAGGACAGGATACCGTCCTCGAATAAACTCACGTGTGAAATTCTCAACGTTGACCTCATGACCGCCAACACCGAATGACATCGAAACGTTGTGAGCGTCAACGGTCGATTGAAGGGAGGTTTGAAAAGGTGTCAGAAGCACCTGTCTAGTCGGAGATTCTTTCGTGAAAAGAACTGGCAGATAGAAGAGCAGGTTGTTCGGAGGCGCTGATCCGACTCCCATCGATCGATAGCTCGCTACAAGATTGTCGTTAAGATACTTGTCCCAGATTCTAAACTCGTGAGCCTCAGCCCGGAGAGGAAAATCGAAACTGTGCGAAGGCAAAGAGCTCAAGCTCGGGTCTATGAGAGACGCCATCAGAGAGCCTGAGATATTCTTTCCATCGTAGAAGTTGCCTACGCAAAGAACATCTTGGTCCTGAGGGCCTGTCGGTCCGCTGAACACTGGGGCGATGGACCTGCTCGGAATCTCAAAATATCCGCGCTCCACACCGTCGATGACAAACGATCCAGTTCCGTTATCATAATCAGGAGACCATCTGGTCACGACATGATGCCAGTTATTCAAGCTCAGACTGTTGTCATCAGAGAAAAATGTGTAGTTTCCGACGACCGCTGCGTCAGGCCTGACTTCCGATGACGCAGAAAGTTGAAGCATAACTCTGAATTTGTCAGCTCTCCCGTTGACATCCTTCGAGGATCCAGAGCATAATGAGAGAGCAAAAGTCGAGGAAAGATGGTAGATCGTGCCGGGCTTGTACGGCTGCGTGACCGAATCATTTTGGTATCGAGGATTCAAGTAGCATTCGAGGCTGAAACCTTCATCAGGAGTGTACGGTCCTCTTGAACCAGAGACCACCCCGTTGTCGTACATGATGACGGATCCGGTCGGAACCTGGGAGGCTGTGAAAAAATTCAAGCACTGGTAGTTCGTGAACGCCCAGTGCGCGAAAGAATTTCTAACCCTGTAGTAGGGAAAGAGAACCTGCCTGATGTTTGACTTTCTCAAGAAATCAGAGTTGAGAGTGAACGGTGGCTCAAAACGTAACGATTCGACTTTCTTATCTCGAGAGGACGATCGTGAAAGAGAATTAACACTCGACAAGTAATTTGTCAGTTGACCCAGAACATTCGTCGAGCCTGTGATACCGACGGCTGCGAGCCTGATGGACTCTGGGTCATCGGAAGAGAACGCAGCGTCCGTGAAGACCGGCTTCTCGATGTCTTTTTCGATCCGGGACGATCTCGCGAAAACTGGGACGGAACCCGTAACTCCAGCAGAGCTCGAGGAGAACGTTCTCCTCGGTCTTGCGATGACCGAGAAGCGTTCGAAGTTATCACGACCAAGCTTGATGATTGACAAGTGTCCTCCTTAGAAGTCTAGGCGGACTCTTACCGTTAGATCCTTCTCATCATTTTTCTCGATCGGTCTTGAGAGCTTCGCGACCGCGAGAAGGTTGTCGTTTGCATCGTACATTCCGACAGTGGTGATGAACGAGAACCCACGTTGAGTGTCCTCCTGCCCGTCATCGATAACGACGATCTTTCCGTCCCCGTCCACGTATGTCGGATTAGACGAGTAATTGAACTCATCTGCAGTGGCGCGACAGAATAGAAGGGTGCTGTTGATATTCGTAACGTTCTGGAAGGTCACCGCCGTGTTGGATCCGGAGCTGAAGCGGCAGGAGGCAATGTGGTCGATAATGTCGTCCATGCTGCCCGAGGTCAAGAAATCTGGGATGAAGCTCGCCGCCGGGTTGGAGCCGTATGCAGATTGAAGAACGCTTCCTGACCCGATAATCGTCTCGTTCGTTGCAAGGCCTGAGACCGTGGGATTTCCAATGACGGAAGATATCGCGCCTGATACGTGCTGTGTCCCCCACATAATCTTTGATAGATCGAGAACGGCCGCTCCAGCGTCGTAGAACATCAAACCGACCTTACGTGAAGTGTTCGAGGCGTCAACAATCTCACCAACCTCGCCGCCGAATGTTGTTCTCTTTGAGCTCGCCGCGCCAACGTCAGTGAAAATCGCAGATCCAGAAGTTGAAGTTCTAAAGAGATTGCTACCTGTGTATGCTGTCAATGCTTTCGAGATCGCAGCTTCTTCTGTCGATCTATTCGCGGCGGGCGCGCCATCAACGACCCCTGTTGTGAAAAATCGCATAGCAAACGTCTCGCGCTTGATCTTGTCGCGTGCGAAGAGACGCTTGAAGTTGAGGAAGAGCGCGTTGTCGATTCTGTCTGCAGAAGTCGAAGTTGGGTCGGTCGACACCTGGAACGGTGAATAGAAAGCTTGGTTCGCGCTCCCAAGAAGCTTGGCGGCATGCTGGCGGTATACATCCACTTTTTCCCTCATCTGCATTGATGAGCTTGGAAAGAGCAGCTTACCAGCAGTGTCCTCTCCGGTCTTGATGTTCTGCACCGTTGAGCCTGAGTACCACAAGCCCACTGACATGTCAAACATCTGGTTTGCGGTCTGAAGCGTGAAATCCTGATCGTAAACTGTCTGGAAGAGAGACGATGTAACGCTGGTAGCGCCAGATCCTGTGACAAAAACTTGATACGCACGCCGACTTGCGGACCCAGACACGTCCTCCTGAATGATGTCAACGAGCTGATTTAACGCAGACTTGCTGGTCTTTACGTCAGCAGCCGAGATTTCCTTAAAGGTCGCCATTTATTTCCTCATTACTGTGAAATCTGCACTTCGAACTCTTTCGTAGCGCCGGACTGCAGACCCGTAACGCTTATGATCGCTGTGATGATCGATTTGTTGCTGGAGTTACCGTAAACCGTGAACTGTGTGTCAGTGATCGAGCGAACGGCCAAGGGAAGAACGATCGAAGACCCTCCGGCAGCAGTCTCGCCTGATGCACGAAGAAGGATATACGTCGCCACCCCGTCCTTGTCGATGGTGTCAGGCGTGAAACCGGTCAGGCTGACGAACTGATTCACCATCTTGACGAGATAAGCTTGATCGCGAAGTTCGGGGTCGATTAACGACTCTCCAGTGATCGTTTGCGTCAGCGTAACCGATCTCGATGAACCCGAGCCCGTCCTTGTCATCACAACAAGAGTTCCAGTCGAATCGAGACCATCGCTTGTGAGTGTCACCCTCGGCATCCTGACAAGGTTTGGATTTGAGACTGAAACCGATCTGAACTTGAGAGCAAGGTTGGCATTCGTTTGAGCTTCGAATACGGGCGTATTCTTCTCGATCTTCTCCTTTCCGACAGTCCTTCCGAACTTGCGAATCATCGTGTAGTCGACTTCGTCGTCCCCCAACGCGAACTTCACGATGGAAAAGCTTCCATCATTTCGTGCCAGAAATTCGCGTCCGATGTCAGTTAGAACAGCATCAACGATGATGTTGTTAGTCGAATGGTCCAGATATCCCATGTTGTTTGTCCTAAGCTAGATATTAAGGTTTTTTAGACGGCAGATAAACTTTTTTCAGTCTTTACCTGATGATCTGTCCTGACGAAGATTTCTAAGATCTTTCAGAAACACGTCAAAATTTGCTTGAAGTTGCCTGTCTGTGTTCAGCAGTGAGAACCTGTAAAGACCGCCTCGCGAATCAGTCTTCAAAAATTTTAAGTCTCTATCGTTGCGATCCTTCACGACAAGGTATTCAGGATCGAAGAAAATTCTCATTTTCTCAATTTTCGTCGATTTAACGCTGTCCAAGCTCAACTCTGCTTTCAAGTAAGTATTAGGATACTGCTTTGCTGCGCCAGACTCTGAGACGAGATGTTTGATCAATCTGTTTTGGATTCTGTCAAACCTAACCCTAAATTGAACGCTGTAATTCGAGGTCATTGCGTGAGCGTCCATCGAACAGACGGCATAGATGAAATCAGAATCTTTGTTGAACTCAGGCTCAACATAAAACGTGATAGAAGAGTTGAATTTTTTAACGAGACTCTTATCTACAACCTCTGCGGATGGTGTCTTTATTACGGAGTCATCAAAATCGAGCTGGACTATTAGCTCGAACGGGTCAGAAATAGACTTTCTTCTGAAAACCTGCCATCCCTTGATGTCTTGTTGCGGGTTGGACGGAAAAGCCCAGTTAATCTGGAGAGCAGCTCGTTGATAATCCCAGTAGAAATTTAAGTCTGCAGGTGCCGGTGGTGGAACGTACTCCTCGGTCAAGATGGACGTGAAAGTGGACGGTCTTGAGGCAACAAGAAATTTTGATTTTTGGAGCCTCGTATTCTCGTCCACGGCGGTCACGAAGAATGCAGCTATTGATCTGATGCTGTAGACGTACTGAACTCCGTACTTGATGTTCAGGTCGACGTAGCTGCATATGTTTGGGCTCGAAATATAGAAATTTCTTCTTGAGCCGACTCGATCGCCAGATCCGATCTCGAACCGCTCTATCATGTTCT